TTAAAACTTTCATTTATGTTTTCTTATGGAATCTTGTAGTATCTTCTTTTGTTTTTTTAGCATATCTATTGTTTCCTTTAGTTGTGTTATTTCATAGTCTTTAATACTGTTATCTGTTTCTAATATATCTATTGTCTTTTCTAAGTCAGCATCCCCCCTTGCTTTATCAGCTTTAAGTTTTTTTAATTGTTGTTTAAGTTTCTTTACTTCATCAAGAGCTTCAACCTCATCAAGCATACCTTCATAAGTCATTTCAATACCTCAATCTTTTTTACAACTGATCTTGGGTATACTGTTATGTTGCCAACTGTAAGTGAACCATCATCTTCAAAACTATGTGATGCAAAGATGATAAGTTTCTTTTGGTCCTTGTATAATAAGTAACCTGTGTCTTCACAAAAAGAATATACTTCACTCTTTGCTTTAGACTCAGACATCCATTCCGGGTTCGATACAATATCCAACCAATATAGTTTTACTCTTTTGTATTTAAATTTTTTTTTATTTGATGAAGTCATAAAAATCGTTTGGTTGTACCTTTTTGTTTGTTGCAAAATAAATTTTTTCCATAACTTTTTTATGTGGTATTCTTTGACCTGTGCTGTATCTTTGTAAATTAGTTGCAGGATTTTTATTTTTAATTCCTATCTTGGTTGCAGCTTTATTGTAGCTTAAACCATTCTGTTTTATCCACTCTTTTAATGTCATAATTCCTTCCTGTTGCTTGACTATTGTCAAGATAGTCATTCTTCTTGCCATAGTATTACCATATTGGATATATATATCAATAGAAAATAACAGTAGACAATATGGTAAAAATATATATAACAAAAGGAAACAACTATGATACTAAAAAAGGATAAACAACTAGCAGACTTGATTAAGTCTTTATCAGGTGGCGAAGGCTTAAATCATTTCTCATACTCTCAGCTTCAACAATCTATATCAATGTGGATCGTAAATTATTTTGTACGAACACAAGCTCAGAGAAGAAAGGATAAGAAAAAATTTCTTGTAGGTTTCGGCAGCGTTGCAAGTAATGTAGCTCAGATGATAACCGGGAGATATATTTTTCATGGAGCTGAGAGGGAAGAGATAAAAGAAAAAGATTATGCAAAAGTTTTTCAACATGAATACAAAAGATATTTAGATGAACCCTTTGATGAAAGAGATAAATATATTAGAGAACAAGTAGAACAACACTTACACGATACAATAAAAAATATTTTACAAACTGTTAAAAATATTTTTGGTGATGATGAACTTCAATGCGAAAGATATGTTGACATGATACCAAAAGATTTAATGATAGGTATAACAGGTAGAATAGATTATGAAGCTGATACAAAGTTTGCTGAGTGTAAAACCAAACCACCAACAGTTAGAGATATAAAGGGTGAGTTAAGATTTTATTCTAAAAAATTACCTACTGATCCAGACCCAAAGAATGTAATGCAAGTTGCTTTCTATACTTTGGCTAGTGGTAAAGAACCATTCTTATTTTATGCTAATGAAAAAGATTATATAATTTTCGATCAATCGCATCCAATGTTGAAACAAGATTACTTGGAATATTGTTTAGACCAAATGATAAGAAAAGCGATGACGATACAAAGATTACTTATTGCAAGTAATGGCGATCCAAAGATCATGGCTGGGTTTGTTGAGAGACCTGACTTAGATAATTGGATGTTAAAAGATGCTAGTACAGAGCAACTAGCAATAATCAAACAACTATGGGGTTAATATGAAAAACTTAAAAGATAGGATAGCTTCTGTAATAGAGAAGGTAAAGAAGGATGGTACATACATCGATAAAGAAACTGGTAGGAAGTGCGTAAAAGCAGCCAGTAAAATAAAATACTTCACCGAAGAGTTTGTTGGTGAGATAGGTATAGTAACTAATATAGATACCCATGAGGATTTCTATATTGCAACAGCAAAAATCAATACACCAGAAGGCACTCTTGCTACCGGTCATGCAAAGGTATTTAGAAATAAACCTAAGTCATTTGAACTAGCAGAGACATTTGCCATATCAAGAGCTTTGAGCTTTTTTTCTGTCATGGATGACAACATCACCTCAAAAGAGGAATTAGATGAGGTTGGAATTCAGTTAGAGAAAGAAGGTTCGAGTGCTGAAGTCATCGACTTGCCAAATAAAAGACAGGCTATGGTCGAAAGTACATCAGTAGAATACATCGTTAATAAGATAAAATCAGTAAAACATTTATCTGAGCTGCACTTTCTAAAGAATGTAAAGTTTGCAGAGGAGTTTAACGATGCTTTACAAAACCATCCCAGTACATACAAAAAGCTAATGAACGCTTACGATGTGCAAAGGGATAAACTTAAACAAACAGGAGCAATAAAAAATGGATAATATATATATAAAACTTATCCCAAACGAAGATAGACAATCAGCAAATCATCCGAGTTGGGTAGCACCTATTAATCCAAAGTCCCCGGAGGGGAAGCAATGGAGGATAGGAGTTAAGATAGGAGAAACTTGGTATAATCAAGCTGGTTTTGACGAATTAGCAGAGAGTGGAGAACCTACTGGTGGTCTCACAATCAAGCTATCACCAAACGAAAAAACTCCCTCTAAAGGTTCATCAGGAGGTGGTGGTTCACCAAGTTTTGGGTACAAAAAAGAGTATCCAAGGCAAGGTTCTTATGCTAATAAACAAAGAAGGTATTAATTATTTATAAATACCTGCTCTCGATGAGGCGAGGTTTTTAATCTGGCGTTCCTTTCTGCCATCTTTAGTTGTTTTCCTCGCCTTGTCATTTAACTATGACAACAATAGACCTTACAGATAAAATCTTAAAAAAAATTATGGAAGATCGCCATAATGATTATGGTGATTATAAAGAAAACTTTAGATTGATTTCAGTTATATTTAATGTAATCCTACATGACAAACTAAAGGATGACATAGAACCATACGAGGTTGCTCAACTTATGATGGGTTTAAAATTATACAGAACTACCAGAAAATTTAAGAAAGATAGCTATGATGATCTTGAGATATACTCAAAAATGGCTAAAGAACTACATAAATTAAGTGTAGACAAAAAGGAATAAAATGACTAAATATATACGAATTAAATCAGGCGAGGCAAGTTTCTTATTGTCTGAAAGATTTGATGAAGTGGAGAAAGCTGCAAACCCCAATGCCGAAGGTGAGTTTGTAGAATGTAAAGTTACAGGAGTTAAGTTAGACTTTACTAAAGTAAAAAAGGAGAAGGATGGAAAAGCTGAAACAGGATTTCCAGAAGTTGCAAGACCTTCAGAAGAAAAAGCATGAGGCGTACCTTGCAGCCAAAGACAAAGCTAATCAATTAAAACAAGATAGCTTTGATTTAATCTGGAAAATAGAAAAAGCTAAAGAACTATTAATGAGATAACTCATTAGTATTTAAAAAAAACAACAGAAAGCGTAGGGATTCTATGCTCTAAAGAAAGGGAACATGAAGATACAAGACATATTTGATAAGCATATCAAAGAAGATATAAATATATTTCCATATCAACTACAAAAGTCATTCGATCATTTATCTAATACTGAGAGAAAACTATATGAGATTGCATTTAAGAATGGATTAAGATTTCTAAATAAATCTAATTACACAAAAAAATATTTATTTAAAGTACCAAAGCATAATCTTGGTAGGATAAAAGAAGAAGAACTACAACAACTTATACAAAAGGTTTGTGATAGGTATGAGGTAAGTAAAAAAGAGTTGCTTACCAAATGTAGAAGAAGAGATATAGTTCGATCAAGAAATATATTACATAATGTTTTAAATGAAAAATATAAGATGAACCTTACAAATATAGGTAGGGTGTTTGGACAAGATCACACAACAGTATTGTATTCAGTACAGATGAAGTTTAATAAAACTTTTTATTGGGATAAGAACCAAACAATTTGGGAAGAGACTTATGATTTGTTCAATTAAGTTCTTGCGTAGTTAGGTTTCTTGCCTGATCTTGCTTTACTCTCAGCTTTCTTTTTTCTTGATACTGCGGCAGCTCTTTGACTAGGTG